ATGATTGAAATTTTTTCTATTTTTTCTTATAATTCTGTAGCCATTTATGTAGCCAAAGTAAAAAAGCTAATTCTGGCTACAAAAATACTAAAAAAAGGTTTTTTTAATGCTAACTCAAAAAGATATAGACAATTTAGAAATAAAAGATAAAAGGTATATGATTAGCGTAGGAGAACCAAAAGAATTATATGTCCGAGTTAATCCAACGGGTAAAAAAGTTTTTTATTTAAGAGCTTCAAAATTTAAAAATTTTATAACAATAGGGGAATGCCAAAAAGGTGTTTTAAATGTTACAAATGCAAGAGAAAAAGCAAAAGATCTTTTAAAATCAATGTATGATGGAAAATTTATCGGCAAAAATGATAAGGTTATGACACTTGAAAAAGCAAATTTTCTTTATGTTGATATAAAATCTAAAAAATTAAATTCAGCTACAATTAAAAAAGAACAGTCAATTTTTAAAAAATATATTATTCCAACTTTGGGACAAAAAGATATAAATGAATTGAAAAAAGATGATTTTTTACCTATTTATGATTTAATGCAGAAAAAAGGAATATACGAAACAATAAATAAAAATATATCTTTGCTATGTAGGATATTTGAGATTAGTAGACAAAGAGGTGACTTAAAAACAGATATAATACTTCAATTGAAAGATTTAAAGAAATTTTACAATGAAGCAAATCACAATAAAGTTAAACATTTTAAAGCTATAGTAGAAGAACAAGAAATAAGAAATATGTTAGAATGTATGAAAGAATATAAAAATCATCCACGGACAAATACAACTATAATTAATGCAATTTATTTTACGCTTTTGACAGCACAAAGAAGTAAAAATATTCGATTTGCTAAATGGAGTGATATTGACTTTGAAAACAATCTTTGGATTATAAAAGCAGATGAAATGAAAGTAAGATCTAATGGTGATAATATTATCCCTTTAAATAAATATGCTTTAAAGATACTAGATATACAAAGAATTTTAAATGGAGATAAAAAGTATATTTTCGCTAATAATAATGGAACTATTAGTGAGAATTTTGCTGTAAGATTTTTTAAATTTTATAATTTAGAGCACACTATACATGGATATCGTTCTACTTTTAGAAGTGTTTATACTAATAAAAGCAATGAGTTAATTCAGCAAGGTATTAGTAAAGATATAGCAGAAATGATATTACATCATATAAGCGGCAATGAAATAGAAAGGGCTTACAACAGAGCCAAGGCAATTGATTTAAGAGCAAAACTTATGCAATGGTATGGAAATTACTTAAACTCTCTTTGTGAGTTTTGCTTTTAATGTCTCTTAGCTTTAAGCCATTTTTCTATTTCTTTTATTTCATATCTTATGGATTTTCCTATGCGAATGTAAGGTATTTTACCATCTTGTCTTAACTTAAATAATGATGTTATACTAACTCCTAAATATTCGCTCAATTCTTTTTCTCTAAAATATTTTTTAACCATTTTCAACTCCTAATCTTTTATCTATAATTTCAAAAATAGTATCCTTGTAATAACTCCAAAGCCATTTCTGTTCTTCATCTTCTAAATCATCAACGCTTAAATTACGCCATTCTTTTATTGTTTTAGTATCACAACCTAAATTCATCATAGTTTTTGTAAAAGTCATAACATAGGTATCAACGACAACACTAAAGATATTTTTCATATCTCCTATACAATCCCTAAGATCTACATTTTCAAATATACAATTTTCAAATTCTGTTCTTAAAAAATTACAAAAATGGAAACTTGCTCCACTAAAATCGCAATCTATAAAAGATGTATTTTTACTTGAAATATCATTTAAATTAGCATTTTTAAAACTAGCTCCATTTATAAATGCATTATTAAAATCTAATCCACTTAAATTTATATTTTCCAAGTTTGCATTATTTAAAGAAATCCCTTCTAAAATACAATACTCAACTAATTCTTTTTCACTTTTCCTATCATTTTCGATAATGATAGTTTCATCAAGTCTTTTTAAAATTCCCATCTCATCTCCTTAATATTTTTCTCCATTTTTCTTCGTATTCTTCATAATTTTGCCAATAATTAAGCTCTTTTTCAAGCTTATTTAAAACAGCTTCAAAAACAGTATCTTTTCCTATTTTTTCGGCAAATAAACTCATTTCCCATTCTTTTATGCAAACCATATCATAATCCTTGGCTAAGATTTTTCTAAGTTCTAGTAATTCTTCCTTGCTAAGTTTTCTTTTAAAGCTTAGCTCCTTTTTATGTTCTAAGTCGTATTGTAAGGCTTTGATTTTGTTTTCATAATGTTCCTTTTGTTGTTTAAGCTGTGATTTATAACCTAAGCTTTGATGAAAAGCTAGTTTTTGCATTTTCTCTTGTTCAAGGTTTTTTAAGCGTTTTTCACATTCTATAAAATAACGCCTCGCTTGTCTTCCTTTTTCGTTATTCTCAACCATGCAAAGCTCTTTTGCCATATCTAAGGTTACATAATATTCTTTGCGTGGGCGACCTTTTGTATAAACAAGTTCTATAATGTAGTCTTGATTTTCGATAAAACTATAATGACTGATACGATTTTTAATCCAATTAGCAAATTCCTGTTCAGAATTTATAATTTTATAAATTTCTCTAGCATTTACGGAATTTATTTCTGCACCTATTTTTTTGTTGTAGATTAATGGACATTGCATAAATTATACTCCTGTATTGTTTAATCTACAAAAGTATAATAAATTAATATTTATATATTGCTTAAATATTTTAAAGTATTTATATAAAATATTATAATATTAAAATAAAATACTTTTTGATAAATTTATCAAAAAGTCTATTTTAAATTTTCTCTATCCTTTCTATCAATAAATGATAAATATATGTTGTAAGTGGAACACCTACTTCATCTGCTTTTTTTTGCAATTCATTTTTTAATTTGTCACTAACCTTTAATTGTATAAGATTGCTACCTCTGCTTTCTTTTTCTACTGAAGAAAAATGTAAATCAAATATATATTTATAGCTATCTTTAAACCATTCTATCCACATACCTACAGATTTTCGATTAAAAAACAAATTATCATTATCTTCTAATTGCCATTCTTTATATATACTATATATTTTTTCATAAGGGTTTGTTTCCTGTATATGGATTTTTAAGCCATAGTCCAATAAAAATTCGTCAATTTCTTTTTTGAATTCTTTTTCTGACACAATCAATGTTGGTCTTAGATACTTTATAATCTTAGAAGATAATTCATTTACTATATTATCCGATGGTTCTTTTTTTGTTCTTCCCAAAAAACTATCTTTTATACTATATAAAAAGTTAAGGGCTTGCAGCATTTGTTCTTGATTAAGTCCAAATTTATCATTTACTATATCTATACTTTCTGCTATAACACCTTCATCACCTGCTGAAGTTTCATCTTTAAATATTTCTTTTCTATATTTTTCTAAGTTTTCCATTAATTCTCCTTTATCTCATACAAAATTCGATTAAATCATCAATATCATTAAAATCATTTTTAGAAAAGTATAAATAAGCTTTAGGACTGATTAAAACTCCTGAAAAATCACCATTGTTTTCTTTATCGTATTTTAAAACTTTGCATTCTTTTAGAAAATGAATACAAGAGCTAAAGTCTATTTTATATTCTTTACAATCTTTGTTAAAATCATCTGAAAAAAGTATGCTTTGATTTGGAAAATCATTTAAAAGTGTTTTTATAATACGTTTTGAAATAAGCTTAAAAGCTTTTAAGTTTTCCATTATTTCTCCTTTATTTTATTTTATCAAAATTTTACTTAAGCAAATAGACTTCTTTCTATATGTTTAAACATAATTTCATTTATAATTTATGAAATTGCGTAAAGCATATATTATCTGTATTCATCTGCTCTGTTATAGTTTTTGAAGCATATTTGTGGATACTAATAATATCTACTTTTTGCCAAAAAGGTCTTATATCTGTAATAATTCTATTTCCACTAATAGTTTTATCATTAACTATGCATTTAAAAGAAACAAACCAATAGGTGTTAATCTTTAAAAAATCAAACATTTTTACTCCCTTTCAATAAAAAATCCCCCTAATCATTTTTTCGCTCCTTAAAAATTTCTCAACATCTTCAAAAGCTTTAACAATAAGCTTTTTTTCATGAAAGAAATTTCTTTCACTTGGCTTACTTTTGTAAATTTTGTAAGCCTTTCTGAGTTCTTTTTTACTTATATGATTTTTATAATTTATTTTCTCGATTTTTATTTCATTTTGTTTTGCAAATTCGCAAAAACAAGTTCTTCTTTCACTAAATGGTATGATTTTTACAATTTCAAGATAATTAGAACGGCAAACTTTCATCGTCATCTCCTATTTCGATATATTTTTCATTGTTATTGTTTTTTACTTCATTTCCATAAGGATTATAGCTTTGATTTTCTTTTGGAATAAATGATTTATTATTGTCGTTATTTAAAGATTTATGCCTTGCTTTAAAAGATTTTATAGATAAAGGCTCTTTATTATTTTGAAACTCATCCATGTTTTGCATTTTTTCATTAAAAATTCTATCAAGAAAGATTTTGTTAGCAAGCTCTCCATTTTTACTTAAATATTCTTCTGTTCCAAAACCTAAAACTAAAAGTTTATTAACTAAAGAATTTAGATAAATAACTTCAGTCTGCACTCCAAAAACATTCTCATTTCCCTTTTCGCTAAAATCAAGTTCATCAATTCCAAAGAATTTCATAATAGCGTTTAATTGTCTAAATCCTAAATAATTTTCTTTTTCTCCATTTTTATTGATATAGCTAAAATCGTTATTTTTAGCTACAAAAAGATTAAAAATAGCTAGTTTTTGCTCTTTTCTGGTTAAAAATTCAAAACAAATAAAAGTATTATTGCTTCCATCGCTTGCCAATTTATCATATAAAAAGGCTTTGCGGAAAACTCCGCTATAAAGCCCACCTTCACTTAAATACTCTACGCTTGGCGAATAATTTGCCACTTCAAAACTTGCCTTAAATGCTGGTAACATTATAATCCTCCTTTTAATTGTGTTAAAAATTCATCTTTATTACTTAGAACTTCTTGTATTTTTTCACTTGTAAATAAAGAATGTTTTTTTATAAAATTGTTTTGCTCTTGGGTGTTTAAACCATTATCACTCATAAATTTTCTAAGTTCAGCACCTAAAGCTTTTATCTCTTTTGCTTTATTTTCTAAAGCTATTTTTTCATCACTACCCCAAACTTTTAAATCTTCATTTGGATTTAAAAATCGCTTTTCCTTTATTGTTTCTAATTCACTTTCATCAAGCATTCCAAGTCCGCAAATACTTAAGGTTACACGCCTTTTTGCTTTTGTGATAGCTTTCATTATTGCGTTTGCTAAATTATCGCCACCTAAATTTTTAATATTTAAAGCACCTGTATCGCAATCAGTTCTTCCATCTGGTGTTGCTGCGTAGGCTGTAACCATATAAATATCGCCAACTTGTGCCACCTCTGTTTTTGTAATACTTACTTTTCTTATTTGTCTTAGCTGATCTGTTGCTGATTTATTTGCATATAAAGTAAGTTTGCCATTTAATACTATGTATTCAAAAGGCTTTGTAAGCATGTTTAAGCTTAAACTTTCACAAAGATTTTTAACATAACTCGCTCGTTCTACATCACTAAGTTTTGATAAATCACCTTTTACCAAAGCCAACTCATAAGGATTAAAATTTATTTCTAATTTATTTTCTTCTTTTAATACAACTTCATTACTCATTTTATGCTCCTTTTTTGATTTTTAAACACATTGAAATACTTTCTTTATAAAACTCTTTAGGCACAGTAATATTTTTTTGCTCTAAAAAGCCCTTATAATCAATTGTAGTTCTACTTTGCGGATAAATTGTAATATCCAAACATCTTGCTTTTTCTCCATTTGCTAAGGCTATGAGTTCTTTTTTAAGACTTTCTAGCTTTTCTTTAATAGGTTTAATCGTGTTTTCAAGCCTTATAATTTCAATCGTTAGATTTTTTGCTTTAGTATCTTCAAGCTCTTTATATTCACTTTTTTGATCTATGATATAATCTAATATAAATTGCTTTATATTTTTAACCAACCATTCTTGATAAGCTTCATCTTTTGAAACTTCGCACTCTACAATCTCTTCTTCTTTATTCATGGCTACAAAAATGCATTTTTCTTTACCACTGATATAGAGTTGAAATTGCACTTGAGCGTAGTATTTATCACTTGGCTTTTTATTTCTTTTGATAAAATCATACTCATCTTGCGAATATTTAAACTCATAAACAACCCCATTTTCATCAATACCATCTAAGCTCGCTATAAACATTTCATTTTCTAGACTTTGCAAAACTACAGGAGTGATACTCACAGAATGTAAAAACTCAACTCTAGCTCTAATCAAAGCTTCATAGTTATTGCCTTTTTTCATAGCTTCATTTTGATAAACTTCTTTAAGTCCCAAGATGATATCTTTTGCTTCTTCTTTGGAATTAAAAGCACATTTGATACCTACGCAAGATGCTACCATCGATGCACCTATTTTTCCTTTTCTAAAATTTAACCATTCATGGCTACCTTGTTCTAAGTTAATTATTCTGCAATTCATTTTATCCTGCCTTTTTTATTTTTGGAGTGCTTTTTAAAATATAAAAAGTATTTCTCGTTTCTTTGTTTCTAACTGTTTCTATTTCATAACCTTTATTTCGAAGATTATAAATATAAGCTCCAAGCCTTGTAGTAATTCTTTTATCAATGCAATAGAAATTATCTATAATTCCATTTTTTAATAATAGTTCTAAAACTATTTTTTCTTGTTGTTTTGATGTTATTTGCATTCTTTATCCTTTAATCTTTTTACTTCTTTAATAGCTTTATCATCATTTTTAAAAACGCCTATAAGCCCTAAAGCATCAAGTATTTTTATACGAAAATTACTAAGTTTTACATTGATTTTAATTTCTTCTTCTAGCTTCAATGAAATTTCATTTATAGCAGTATCTTTTAATGCTATTACACCTTTTAACCTTTGAATTTCTTTTTCTAAATATCTTATTTTTTCATTTTTTTTACTATTTAGGAACATAGTTTCGACCTTTCTTTTATATAAAGAAGCTCATAAATTTTATTTTGCAAAGAGCTAATTTCTTTTATATTTTTCATATTTGCTTCTATTTGATCTTTTAACTCTTTTAAAAGTTCTATTTTTTCATTTTCAAGATTAGAAATTTCAGTTTTTAAAAATCTATTTTCATCTTTTAAAGACTTATTTAGCTTCATTTCTTTTCTATATTCATCTTTGCTAAGTTTAATGATGACTTGTTCTTTTGTGTGATAAGCTTTCATTTTTTTCCTTTTAGATTAATGCTTAAAAGGGACAACTGAATTCTTTAGAATAGAAAATAAAACAAAAAGGTAAATTCTCAAGTAGTTAATTTGTAAAAGTTGCCCCATTTAAGCATTAAAGGAGTTTAAGAAAAGCCGAGCAAATCTTGCAAGCTTTCTTAAACTCTTGATTTTCTGTCGTTTTTAAAGTGCAAGAAAACCTTAAAAATAGCACTATAAACAATAATAACGAGCCAAGTTTATGGATAACTTGCTAACCCTTCCGCTATACAGAACTATCAACGCGATAGTAAAGCTTAATTTTCAAGCGGTCAAAAGCTTAAGAAAGCTCTTTTTTAAAGAACTTGTTAAACTTTCAAAAAAGCTTTTTGCATTGTTTTTCGAATTTTCTAACTCTCTCTAAAAGCTCATAAGCATTTCTCATAAATTCATCTCCATAAGCCTGTAAAGATATAGATATTTCTTCATCATCTTCTAAGCTTATTTCCAAAGAGTTTTTAAAATCTTGCAAGTTTGCAAATATATTTTCTAAATTCTCTTTGCTTTCAAACTCATTTGTAATTAATTCTTTCGTTTGGCTAGAAATTCTTTTTTCTTCTCTATCAAAATAAAAATCTGTAAAACTCATTTTTTCTCCTTTTTGTTTTGTTGATAAAAGTATATAATAAAGAAACTTAATTAAAATTTAATTTAGTATATTAATTAGAAACTTTTTTAAAAAATATTTGTGATATAATTTTTAAGAATAAATAAAAATAAGGATTTTAAATAATGTTAAAAAGATTAATGGCTGTTTTATTTTTTTTAAGTTTAGTGGTTTTTATTTCTATTCTAATGATAAAAGATGATAAATATAGTAAAATTCAATATGAAAGAGAAAAATTTATATATGAAGATTTTGAAAAATATACCCAAGAACTTAAAAGTAATTATTATATATTAACAAATAAAATACCACAGATTATAGGAGATTTAATAGAAGGTGAAACCAAACATCTTCTATTAGCTGGTAATAATATTGTTGAATTAAAGTCAAAAAATGACTACATGGAAAATTTTGAGAGAACATGGGATAGACTTAATCTTTGGTGGAGATATGATAAAGTTGAAGCTTTTTTTGAAGCATGTTTTGCAACATTTATTTATTTGATTGCTTTGACTGTTTTGCAATTTATTTTAATTAAAACCACAAATCCATTCCATTTAATTTTTGAATTTAAAAAAATGTTTATTGTATCAATTTTAGTTTACTCTATATTAATTGGCTATGGATTAGTAACTTATGTAAATGCAGAATATGTAACACTTAAACCCGTTAGCGATAATTTAGAATTAGGTTATGTGCCTAGTAATTTTATAGAAGTAAGTGATTTAGAGATTTTTATTAAATATGTATTATTCTTTTCACCATTTGTTTTAAGCTTATTTTTTAGCATTTGGCTATATAAGTATAAAAAACCAAAAAAATCCTTAAAAACATTTTTAGAAAATTGGAAGGATTAATGCGATGGATATAAAAGGTTTATGAGGTATTGATTAAAAATTATATAAATCTATTTTGCCTGATATTTTATTTTTAATAGCTATATTTTTTAATATCAAATTATTATTAATTTCAAAGTCTATAATTTCTGTATCGCTAATATTAATATGGTATGTTTTATAAATATGTTCTATTTGTTTTCTTATATTCATTTTACATAAATATACATATGTAGGATCCCCATTAGACATATATCCAAAATTTGAAAAAACAAGTTCACCTGATTTTAAGGAAGGTATAAAATTAATATTATATTTTCTTAATTTTTTAATGTCTTTTTCTGATATATCTTTCACAGTAAAAGATTGTGTATATTGAAGAACATCGGGCCAATTTTTCTGTATAATATCAAATAGTTCTTGATTACACCATTGTTTATGGGGTAATACATCTATAAAATATATTGAATCATTATTGTAATACGGTAAAAAACAATACAATAAGCCCCCAGTTCTATCATACTCTTGTTTATTTTTAAGATATTCTCCTAGATGAAAATGATGAATTCCAAAAGAAGAAAACATTTTATCATTGTTATCAAATCTTTTACTAAGAAAAGGATTAACATCTTCTCCTTTTTTTAGTTTATATTCTATTTTATTAATTGTTTTCCGTATTTTTTTATTTAGAGTTCGTTCTTTAATCTCTTTTGATATAAATACTTTTCTAGGTTTAGGTGGTATAGAAAAATATATTTCTTTGAGATATTCCGCAAAATAATCTTTTGAATTATAGTTTGATAATTCTTTTTTTAATTTTGCTTCAGCACATTTATTTAATTGTATCATAATTTTTTCATAAGAAAAATCATTATTTATCACAATCAACCTTATAGCTTTTTATACTCTCAACTTCTACTTCATGATTTGGCACTTGATAACATTCTTTAAAATTATCGCCTTTTAAAATCTTAGTGTAAGAGCTTGGAATAGCAATTTGATTTCTTATTCTTTGAGGGTTGCTATCATAATTAACCAAATTTAAAACTTCAATTTCTCCAAGCTTTAAAGCTACTTGTCTTTCTCTTTTTTCAATCTTATTCCATACTTTTTGATTAATTTGTGGATTTTGCGGAGTAATATTACTCATTAAAAAAGTGCTTCTTTGGGCTTGAGTTGTTTTTCGCATTGAAGCATTAGAAAGAGTGTGTCCTCTATCATAACCGCTATTTTTATAATCACTCCATGTAGTGCGGTATTTTTTAGGTATATTTGTATCATCTTCAAAGCGTGGGCGTTTTTTGATTTGTTCGCCTTTTAGATTATCTGCTTCTAGTTTATAAGCTACAGCTTTAGTGCCTTTATAATTATAATCATAGCAATTAATATAATAAAATTTATCTAAAACTTGTGAGCAGTTTTGCTTAGTAAAATACTTGGCAAAATCTTCACTTGGTTTGTATTGATTATAATCAGCAAAGGCTAGAGTGGATAACAATGGTAAAAGTATGAGTTTTTTCATTTGTTTTCAGCTATAAAAAATAAACTCTTAACTGATTTATAAGTAGTCCAAAGTGTAATTAAAAATAAAACCCCATCTATAAAAGCTAAAATATAAGAAACACTTTCTTGTCTTTTTAAAACTAAACACAAAAAAGCAAATAAAGCACATATTATAGAAAATCTTATTGCTATTTTAAAATCATTAAAGAATTCTTGTTTTAAAGAATTTTCAGCATAATTTGGCATTATAGTTATAATAATAGTTAGTGCGGTAATTAAAAATCCGGCTAATGTTAAGGAAGCTCCTAAGATAACATCGATTTTATCAACTAAAGCTTTTAAAATCTCTTTAATTAAGTGTATCATATTCCAATCATTTCTTTAAAATATTATCTAAATTATTTTTATTTTTTTGTAACGTTTCTATAAGTTTTTCTCCAATACTTTCTAAATTTATAGCATTATTTTTATTAATATTTACTTTAATTTTATCTTTAAAAATGTCTTTAAATAAATCTATTTTTTCAGGTTTTTCATTTTTTGAACAAACTTCCATAATAAGTTTTTTAATACAATCTGTGTTGTTTGAAATAAGTTTATTTATTTTCTCTTTTTTTGATTTTGTAAATTTTTGTGTTTCTTCTAGTGAAATTTCAAATTTAATTTTAGAAACTTGTTCTTTTGCCAAAATAAAACGACTTTCTTTTGAAAGTCCGAACTCTTTTAATAGTGTTTCATTTGGTGTAGCAATAGTATAAGAATATCCTTTGATTTTTTCATATTTATATAATTTTTCTAAAGTGTCTTTATGTAAGATAATTGATAAATTTAACTCATCTTCTTTAATTCCTATAGTTTGAGAAATATATTTAAGTAAAGACGATGGTTCATAAGAATGTTGTAATTTTACATAAGCTATATAAAAAGCACCTTTTGTTTCATTAAAACATAAAGCAAAGCAAGTTTTTTCTGTAATAGCTTCATTTTCTTCTAGATATATATTTCTAATATTTCCATTAATTATATTTTCAATTTGCGGTAATTCTTCTTGTCTATATTTTTCGAAATAAAATAAATATATTCCATTTTTTTCTTTTATAAAATTTACATATGCCTTGCATCCATTAATATCGCAAAGTTGTCTATCTCTTAAATTTATTTTTAAAAACTCTAACATACTATTATAAATTTCATTTTCTTGATTAAATAAATTGGGTTTTACGCTTAGCTTATAAAAAAATACATTATATTCTTTTCGTTTTATTTTTTCTTCTTTTTTCATATTTACTCTCATCCCACCACTTCTATAAAATTTTTAAAGGTTTCAACAGCCATTTTTGATACTACAGCACCTAAGATCTCGCATTGTTCAAATTCGCTATTATCTACTTTTTTATCCTCGTATTTTTTATTTTCAGAAACTAAAAAAATATAATCTTCAAAAGGTTCTTTTTTAATTTTTTTGCAAAATAAATCATCATTTTTTCTAAAAATAACAATATCTGCATTTGAAATAGTTTGAAGTGAATTTTTGCTTCTATCCACAATAATAAAATCTCCATTAGATAAAATAGGTTCCATGCTATCGCCATTAATTTTTATAATATCATAACTCTTCTTTATAGGTATATCTAAAATTTCTTTTAGAAAATTTTCATCAACGGAAACTATTTTAACTTCTTCACTTTGAGATGAGGTTCCAAGTCCTGCACTTGCATAAATATCTGGAAAATATCTGAAGTTAATTTGATTATCATTTCTAAAAACATCTTGCAATATCACTTCGTTAAAAGGAATATCTAATGCATTGCATAAAATTTTTATATATTGTGGTTTAGGTTTTGTTTTATTATCTTCTTTAGACATCAACCATTTTTTTATTGTTGCTTCTGAGCTTTCTATGCCATTTTTATATAAAATTTCCATCAAATCTTGATATGTAACTTTTTTATCTCTATTTTTTAAATAAAATTTAAATTTTTCAGTATCAAAATGAAAATCGAATATATCTCCATTTCTTCCCATATTCTCTCCTTTTTTAGTATAAAAATTATACACTTTTTTCAAGCAAATAATGTTTCATAATTAGAAACATAATTAAATATTTATTAAGTTTCTTTATTTTATACTTTCGTTATGAAAAAAATAGATTTTTTTGATTTTACAAAAATATTGAGTAATCACTATACGGTTATTAGTGTTAAAAAGATTAGAACAAATAAATCACGCCCAAGCTTTAAAAAACAAATAGAGTTTAAAAAACTCTATGGAATACCTCATGAATTTTGGGTGGATGTTCGTAGCAATCTTATAAACATACCTAAGCGTGGGAGAAAGCGAAAGGATAGAGAATGAAGGCGATTGAACTAAAGGTTAAAAAATGGCTTTTATAGCGAGATTTTCAATAGGTTTTTTTAGTTATTTTTTAATTTGGAAAATCTTTTAGGATGATTAATGCTTGATAGGGTATTTGAAATAATAGGATTATTTATTTTTACTTTGATGATGTTGCATTTTAGACTGTTTCTAGTGGCTGGTATTTCGGCTGGGATTTTAATATCTTGCATTTATCATTATCTAAAACGCATTTTTTATCACGGTAGTGAGGACAAATAATGTATTTAAATTTATCTTTTTTAAAAACCATTTCAAAAGGAGTTTTTTTTGTAACTAATTTATATCCTAAGTTAGGATATAGTCTTTTTGTCAAATCGTTTTCTAGCTTCATATCTTTAATACAAACTCTTTTTAGTTTTTGTTTTTTAGTTAAATATAAAAACAAAGGACGGATACTTAAACCAAATAAAACACCTATTAAAAAATATAACAAATTTTCTAAAGTGGCGGTTTTTAGCATTTCGGATAAGAAAGAATTAAACATAAAAAACCTTTTTAATTTAAATTATAACATAAAGGAGAGTTGGTGATACTAAATTTTATAGCAAGTTTTGATGTAGCTTTGGGGCGTAAAAGCCTAAGAGAGAGAAAAGGCTATTTGAAATTATCAAACACTATAGCTTATGGTGGTCTTAGTGTTGATGCTTTAGCATTGTATATTCAATTAGCAAAGCTTAGTGAAAAAACGATTGTAAGTGAGATCTATTTAAGAGAGTTTATAAAAGTTAAAAATAATCAAAGAATTAGTTTAAATAGACTAAGAATTGCTAAAAAAGAATTAATTGAACTCAGACTTTTAGAAATTAAAAAGGTTAGAAATGGCTCTTTAAATTTTTATGAGTGGATTTTAAAAGATGAAAATTATCAAGTTAAAAAGCATTTTAACAAATCTTTATCTTTGCTTAAAAACAGTGATGAAAAGCTAAGCAAAACTCTTAAAAATAACACTTCATCAATCGACAGAAAATTAACCACTGAAAACGAAAAAAAAGAGAATTTGCATTATATAGAAACACACACGCACGCACGTGATAATAAATTTATAAATAATATAAATATCAATAATAATAAATTTATAAAAAAAGAGAATTTAGAAAATTTAAAAAATAATCAAGAAAAGAAAGAACGCGTTTCTAATCAAAACGCCTCTTTTGTGACGAGCTTTATTGATTTTAGCAAAAAGGAGTTAGAGAAAATGGCAAAAAAAGAGTTTAAAGTCCCAAATGCAAATGAACTCATGAGACAAATAATAGCTTTTAATGAGAAAAATGGCACAAACTTTGGTGAAGAGTTGGCTAATGATTTTATAGGCTATTGGGATGCTAGGGAATGGAAAAGAAATGGAAAAAGAATGTCAAGTGTGGCAGGAAGTCTTTATACATGGCTTAAATACGCTAAAGAAAATGAAGCAAGAAAAAATCAGCGTTTTAACAGAAAAAAAGAAGCCAATCCTAGTGTGGTTGATAGCTTGATGGAGTATTACGGAATGAAAGATGAGAACAAAAACAAGCCCTTAGGATGCTTTTAAGGAGTAAAAAATGCAAGAAAAAATACAAATTTTAATAGACTTATTAGAAATTAATAAGGCTCAAGCAACTGATATCGTTGGTAGATATCTAAAAAGCGTTGATGATATCCACTCTTTCTTAGATTTTTATTTCGAAACTTTAGAAAGAGAGAATATCGTAGGGACAACCTATGAGAAATTAAGAAGAGTTTGCAAAAGAGCTGAAATAGAGTTTAAAAAGCGTTTTGAAGACAAAGAAATTTTTTTAGAATGGCTTTGCAATAAATACAAAAATCAAGCTTGCTTTAGAGTTTTTAAAGGCGATTTTAAATACTCATATTTTGCAAATTACGGAAGCAATCAAAAAATTAAAATAAATCAAGAATCTATTGATTCTTTAATTTGCATCAATGCTTTTAAGCAAATCACTTATAAAGATGGTAATTTGATAGCTAATGGAGAATTTAAAGAAGCTTTAGTTGATTTCATGTTCAAAAATCAAGATAGGATAGGAAGAGATTTAGAGCATTCTTTACCAGTGCGAGAAATAGAAAGAGTTTTAACTTTAGATGAAATGAGAGAGCTTGAAAAAGCTGAAGAAAAAAGGCTATTTAACGAGAATAAGAGTAGATTTGAAAAAATTCTTAAAAGCAAAATGGCTTTTAAAAATATAAGCTAAATTTAAGAAAGTCTGAAATGGAAAAGTATATTTTAAAAATTGATTTAAAAAGCAACCCAGTTCCTTATAAAAGAACCACGCAAAGATCTAAATTTGTATGTAAAGATTATCTTAAATATTTAGATTTTAAAAAACTCTTGCAAATGGAGTTTAGAAGACAAAATGATATTAGCTGTTTTCAAGCCTTTGATAAGCAAAAGAAATATGAGTTTTCTTTAAAAATAGGATTTAACAGCAAAAGGCATGGCGATGGGGACAATATCGTAAAATGCGTGTTAGATGCGTTATTTGAAAACGATAAGAATGTTTTAAAAGGCGATTATGAAGTTGTGAGTTTCAAAAAATCTTTTTTAGACTTAGAAATCAAAGAATTTCATTTTAAAGAAGGGGTGGCTTGATGGCTAGAATGATGACAAATGGCAAAAGTATGACAAAAGAAGAGCTTATTTCAAAAATAGAGAGTTATTTTGATGAAAGAGTTGTCTTAAAAGAAACTAAGGAGAGTATTATTTTTGCACCCAAAACAAAAGTGGGATTAGCTGTGTATTTAGGAATTACAATGCAAACCTTAGGTGAGTGGGAGAAGGATAAGGATTTTGGAGAAATTGTATCCAATGCTAAGCAAAAATGTGAAATGGATATTTTAAATCATTCCCTAATCGGCACTTATACTCCTAGCGTTAGTATGTTCTTGCTAAAAAATCAGCATGGATATGTGGATAAACAAGAAGTTGTCAGCGATAACGTTCAAAAAATTGAAATTATAAGAAGTGAAATCAAATGAAATTAAAAATCGATTTTTCTTACACTCCGGCACAACTTAAAGTTTTTGATGATAAAAATCCACGCTTTATAACTGTAGCAAAGGGCAGAAGACTTGGTTTTACAAGGGGAAGTGCTAAGTTTGTTATCGAAAACTTGCTTTTAGGACAAAATGTTTTATGGGTGGATACCATACAAGCAAATTTACAAAATTATTACGAGTTATATTTTACACCTGAGTTAAAAAACTTGCCAAAAGATTTTTACTCATGGAGTGTGCAAGATAAGAAACTAATTATTAATGGAGCAGTGCTTCATATGAGAAGTGCTGAAAGAAGTGAAAATATCGAAGGTTTTGGATATGACCTTGTTATTTTAAACGAAGCAGGAATTATTTTAAAAGGCAGCAAAGGAGAATATCTTTGGTATAACGCCATACGCCCTATGTTGCTTGATAATCCTAAATCAAGAGCGATTATCGGTGGAGTTCCTAAAGGAAAAAATCTATTTTATGAACTTTGCAGAAAAGAACTCAGCGATAAAAATTGGAAACATTTTCAATTCTCAAGTTATGATAATCCATTTTTAAAAGAAGAGCAAATTAAAGAATTAATTGAAGAAGTAGGCGGAGAATGTAGTGAAGTTGTCAAGCAAGAAATTTATGGCGAGTTTATAGATAGCTCGAGTGCTGAATTATTTTCTCTAAGTGAAATTGAAAATGCGATGAGCAAGAACTCTTTTAGTATTGAAAAAATGCAAGGCGAGAATATTTGGGGGCTTGATGTAGCAAGATATGGAGATGATAAGAGTGCTTTAGCAAAAAGAAAAGGTTTTGTAATTTATGAGATTAAAAAATACTCACAACTTGGAACTATAGAATTAGCAAACAAAATACTAGCCGAATACAATCAAAGCGAAGATAAACCAAAAGGTATTTTTATAGATACTTGCGGTCTTGGCGTTGGCGTATACGATGTCTTGTTAAATTATGGTTTGCCTGTATTTGAGGCAAATTCTGCAAATTCTGCAACCAGTAATGAATACTTAAATAAAAGAGCGCAAATGTATTTTACATTTGCTAAAAACTTAAAACACATGGAGCTTGTTAAAGATGAAGAATTAAAAAAAGATATGAGAATGATTGAATATGAATATAGCGACAAGGGGCTTTTAAAGATAGTTTCAAAAGAACAATTAAAAAAGAACTATGGCAAAAGTCCTGATGTTAGCGATGCGGTGGCATTAACTTTTTTTGAAAAACTATACAGCAGAAACAATACTAATGAAGATTGGAGTTATGATGGCTGGTGAGTTTTTAATGATCTATGATGCAATTGATGTAAACAAAATAAAAAAGCTTTCAAATTTAAGCGATGAGGCTATAAAGTCAAGTCTTGCAAATGAATTTTTAGAGCTTGTATCAGGGTTTAATAATATTTCTAAAAAGAAATTTAAAAGAGAATTTGCGGAGTTTTTATTTGAAAAAGGAGTGAATGAAAAAGATATTTTAAAAATAACAAATTTAAGCAAAACAACAATATGGAGAATTATGAATGAAAACAAAAAGAACTAATGATGAGAGAGTGTCGTTTTTAACACAACTCATTAGCGAAAGTAAAAGTGGATATGAAAATTACAAACCACACTTTAAAGAGTTGCAAGATGCTTATTTGCTTGAAAATAAGGTAATGCAAAAACTAAGAAAAAGAAATAAATCAAGCATTTACATACCAAAAATAAACGCTAAGGTAAAGTATTTAATCACTAGCTTAAATGATGTGTATTTTAATAGTGAGAGAATGGCAGATATTGAAACTTACATTAATAGTGATGATACGATTATAGAGCTATGGCAAAACGCGATTGATTTTTATAGTGGAAAAATCAATATGTTTAAGATTTTTCAACCGCTTTTCTTAGATGTTTTACTTGTGGGAACAAGTATAGCCAAGGTTACTTGGCATAAAGGAATGCCACGCATTGAAAGAGTAGATATTGATAGTATTTATTTTGATCCAAATGCGTTAAATAGCGAGGATGTAGGATATATAGTCAATGAAATTTACCTAACCTATAATCAAATCCATGAAAGACAAAAGCTAGGTTTTTATAAAAAAATTGAAATTAAAAAGCTTTTTGATGAAGATGATGAGTATAAAAAAGTAAAGCTTTATGATATTTATGAAAGAAAAAACGATGATGAGTGGGTGGTTTCTACCTTATTTGAAAATAATTTACTTAGAAATGAAGTTACTTTGCAAGATGGACAGCCTTTTATCTGGGGTTCAATGCTACCACAACTTAAAAAGATAGATAACGAAAACTATGTAAGTGCTTATGGCGAGCCTATAATGGCTTCTGCTATGCCTTTGCAAGATGAAATTAATATAACTAGAAATCTTTTAATAGATGCAGTAAGAACTCATATCATGCCTAAAATAATGATGCCAAAATCAATGGGAGTAAGCAGAGAAGATATAGAAACCTTAGGAAAACCAATATATACAGACGATCCAAAGGGTGTGCAAATATTACCACCACCAAATGTAAATAGTGCGGGAATGAATTTACAGCTTTTAGAAAGCGAACTCACAGAAGTTACAGGAGTTAGTCCACAAAACAATGGAGCTCAAACTGCACAAAATGAAACAGCAACAGAAATTAGCATAAAAGCACAAGAAGGTGGAAGAAGAAGTGCTGACTACATAAGACAGTATAACGAAACTTTTATAGAGCCTTTATTTGATAGATTTGCAATGCTTGTTTTTAAGTATGGAGAAGATAGTTTTTTTAATGGTTTTCAAAGAGAGGATATACCTAGTTTTAGATTTAAAATTCAAACCGGCACAGGTGCCATGAATAAAGAAATTAGACGCGCAGGAATTCAAGCTAGTATGCAAGTTTTTTCACAATTATATCAAATGTATATGAGCATAGGCGATGCAAATTCTGCTTATGGGATTATAAATGCTAGTAAAGAACTTACTAAAGAATTATTACCAATTTTAGGTGTAAAGAATGTAAATAGTTTATTTGCTTTTGAAAATAATGAAGATATTAATCCACAAATGCAAGGAGAAGCTAATGCTTAATATTGAAATTAAAAGTGATATATCTAAAACTAAAGGAGGAAAGAAATTAATAGATTTTATCAAAGCAAAATATAGTGAATGTTTTTATATAGCAAAAAATAACGATGAGAAAGAGTTAAGGTTAAAAGCTTTAGATACTATGGCTTTTTTAGACATAATAATCAATAAAATAAAGGATGAAGAAGATGGAAAATGATGCTTTAAAAGATTTAATAAATGTCATAACAGATGATGATAAAGGACAAGTTGCTAATAATGGCGATGAACCTACGCAAGTAGAAGATAATGAACCTATGCAGGTTGCTAATGAGAACGAGCCTGATTATAAGGCGATGTTTGAAGCTTATAAAAGTGAAAATGACAACAAATTAAATGCTTTAATGAGTGAGCTTGAAGCTTTAAAAAATCCAAAAAAAGAGCCAAGCGAACAAGAATTACAAAGAGAGCAGTATTTAAAAGAATTAGGACTTGATGAACTTGATGAGAAATTAAAAAGGCTTGAAGAGCTTGATAAAAAGCAAAAAGACAAAGAAGAGCAAGATGCACTAATCGCTAAATACGCACAAGTAGAAAGCGAGTTAAGAAAAGCCTATCCTGATGCGGATTTAAAGGCTATGGCAGAACTTGCAACAAAATTAAATGGTTTAGGCGAAGGTAATATTGACAGCTGGAAAACCTTGCTTAATTTGGTCGGAAAATCAAATAATGCCAAAAAAGCTGAAGATTTATCAAGTGCAAATAATAATGTAAGAACTAGTGATTTTAACGATAAGTTAAAAAAAGGCGAAGTTAGCGAGATAGATCTAGGCAAAGAATTATTAAGTTTAGTATAAAGGAGAAATTATGGATTTTATAACAGCTTTAAAAGGTGGTACAGGATTAGGCTCTAGTTTTGCAGATACTTTGATGAAAACAAGCAATTTCACTCCAAATTTAGCAAGTAGCAGTGGTGGTTTTTTAAATGGATTAAAAAATTCTTTTAGTAATTTTGGAGATTGGTTATTTAAAAGTTCTGATGCAAATAAAGTAACTAATTTTGATAGATTAGGAAATGTTTTAGGCGGTGCTGGTGCTTTATATGGTGCTTATAATCAGCAAAAGATGGCACAAAAGAATTATGAGCTACAAAAAGATGCTTATAACTTTAATAAATATCTAGCTAATGAAGAGTTAAACAGAAGAAAAAATATGGAAAATAAACTTCAAAATGTTTGGAGTAATTAAATAGATTTGGATTTAAGGAGTTTGTTTAAAGGGTAAATCTTAACCCCTTGAATAAGGGGCTTTGTTTATTGATTGTTAATTTGCATTGACAACAATAATACAAAGTAGTATAATAACTATTAAGATTTGTAGCATCTTATTTCACCGCCTTTCTAGGTGGTAATTTAGTGCTAAGGGTGGCGACCCTTAGCACCACACCTTTTAAAATTATACACAAACTTCCTTAAATCCTTTATTTTAAAAGAAAGAATAAAGGAAACAAAATGGCATTTTATAACCCACAAAGAGTAGTATTTAATCCTGATACAGGCGTTATACAAAACGCAGGAAAAGTAGGCGGTGTTTTGTATGATATCATGAGTAAGAGTTATGATGATAAGGTTAAGGCAAGTCAATTCCAACAAGAGCAAGATTTAAGAAAGCAACAAATGGAATTTAATCAGGCTATGCAAAATAATCAGCTTTTGCAAAATGAGAGAAATTTTGATTATCAAAAGGAAAGAGCAAATATAGCAGATCAGCAATGGCTAATGAATTATAATCAAAGAGCTATACAATATGCCATGCAAAATGCTTTAAGACAGCAAGCAATAAATGCTAATAAGGCTTACAAGGATTTAAATTATCAAAAAGGATTATTAGAACTACAAAAATTGCAAAATGAGATAAATGCAAAACAAAAAGAGCAAGATTTATTAAATGGAGTTCTTAGTAATAGTCAAGGTTTAGATAGTCAAAACAATGCAAATTTACAAAACAATACAAGATATAAAGCAGACGCTCAGTTTTTAGATTTAGCAAGTAAACAAGGTAAAACATATGATACAACCCATGGTTTTTGGAATGGAGCTATAGAGCGTGGTTTTGGTGGATGGGGAAGTCAAAGCACAGATTTAAATGATGCAAGTGATTTATTCTTAAAAAGAATGCAAAGTGATTTATTAAGAGGTGGTAAAAATGCTAAATGGAATTTAGAGAATATACAAGCCAATTTCCCTATTAATGGTTATACTATGGAAGCAAATAATCAAAGGGTAGCTCAAGCATTAGCAGGAGAATGGTTAGCAGAAGCTCCAAACTCTTTTAAAATGGAATTAGCAGAAAGACTAGGAAACGCAAAAACAAATATTGAGAAACAAAGTGCTATAGAAGATTATAAAAATAATATGGATTTTTATAATAATTATGCTCCAAAGGTAAAAGCTTTTTATTGGGATGAAAAATACTCAAAACCTAGTAAAAATGCAGTAATTATAGATAATTCAACAACTAATCAAAATATACAAAACGATTTAGCCAAAAATATATTAGAAGTGCAAAATCAAAATACACCAAAATTACATAGCGTTAGTTTTAATGGAATTAATGCTCAAATATCAGAGCCTGATGCTAATGGTAATGTAATATTAGTTAATCAAGCAGGTAGAAAAATGCAAGTTAGCATAGAAGAATTAAAAAAACAAGGATTAATACAATGAATATAAGAGAATTTTTATTAGAAAAACCACAAGAAAATAACATTATTTCATTTTTGCAAGATGGAGCAAGTCAAAGTGAAAATCAAAATACAAGTGAATATTTATCAAATTTAAAAAATGAAGTAATAAATGATTTTTATAAAAATAAAGATAAATATGCTAAAGAATATGAAAAATATAATTTCAAAGACCAAAATTTAACAAATCCTATGGGCAATATTAGTGAATATAAAAGGGATTTATATGATTATAATAAAAATCCATCCATGAATGCTGATGATTTAAGTAATTATATTTTAGATAAGCAATCTAAAATTAATGCCTCTAAACCTATTTTTGCTGATGATAATGAAGTAGTAAGAAAAAGTAATCAGTTTATGAGAGATTTAGGCGATGAGTTGCAAAAATCAGGGCGTGGAAGATTATTGCAAGATGATGATGGATCTTATTGGGTGCAAGATAATAACGGAAATTATTCTAAAGTGCAAGGTAGCACAATGGGTGATTTATATCGTGGATTAAGAGATAATGGTGCTAGTATGGCTTTAGGAACAGCAGGTGCCATTGGCGGTACAATGCTAGGTGGCGGAGTTGGTATGGTTGCAGGTGGTGCATTAGGTGCATCTTTAGGGGCAGGATATGATTACTACGGAAATACAAAAGATACAAATCAAGATATGAATTTAAAAGAAGCTCTTATGCTTATGGGCGAAAATGCAGGACTTTCTTTAATAGGAGATGCAGCTTTTGCAGGAGTTGCCAAAGGAGCAAGAGTTTTAAAAAATACCTATAACATGACTAAATCAGGAGCGCAAGCTGGTAAAGATATGATAGATGGCATGGCAGTAAAAGGTGGTAATTTAAAAGAAAATATAGGGGATAAGCTTAGAAAAATAAGCCCTAGTATTTTAAATGATTTAGCTTCACAAGGTAGCGAAACTTCAAAAGCTTATGCAAGAGAGCTAATAGAAAGCGAAAATAGAAATTATGATGATATATTGCAAAAATCAAGAGCTATGCCTTTAGAAGTTAATCAAGGAAATGCATTAGTTGATGGAGTGGCAAGCAAAATAAAAGATTTCTCAAATACTGCAAAAAATGGTTTTGTAAAAAATACAGCAGACAACGTAACTAATTCGCTAAATAATATTAGTAAAAATATAGGTTCAAAAGAAGCAGCACTGAATCAACAAGATCTTATTAATCTTTCTTTTATGAATGATGATTTAGCTAATATGGCAAGAAGTGTTTTAGCAAATGACCCTAAAATGGCAAATAAGGTTGCAAACTCTTTACACTTACAAGATGAGGCTATATTAAAAGAGTTAAATTTAAATAATGCTTCTAAGGCTGATGAGCTTTATGCTTTAAGAGATGCTAGAGCAAAAAGAGCTTATGATGAATTTGGAAAAGGACTTGATAAACTAGATGAACTTAATCCAAATGGTGTAAAAGTAGATAAGCAAACCATAGATGATATAGTTTTAAACTCAAGTGTTTATAGTGAAAGCACACCAGCTATGATAAAAAATTTTATTCATGAAGCAAAAAGCGGTGCATTAGATGGTAAAAGCGTTAAAGAGATTTACGATAGAATTGATGCTATAGGCAATAAAATAAAAGAAAGCTCAAGTTACAACTATAAAGATTTTTTAAATAGCTTAAAAGACGCATTTTTAGAAAATATAGTAAAAAGTGCTGATAATCCCCAAGAAGCAAAAGAGATTTTAACCAAGATTAGAAAAGATTATGCAGATTTTAAAGTATATGATAAAAGTAAATTAGGAAAAAAACTAGAAGGAAGTGAAAAAGAGATATCAAAAGATATAGATAAAATACTTAATGAAACTAATCCAAAAAAGAATTATGAAGCTATAACAAAAGGACTTAATGATGATGAGATTAAAGTTTTAGATAATCAAATAATAACTAGAGCTTTAGAAAAAAATAAAGTAAATATAGGAGATGCCAATAATCCCAAATTTGCAGTAAATTATAAAGCGGTCATGGATAATTTTGAAAACTTTAAACCAAAAAGCAAATCAGGACAAGAGAAGATTGAAGTTTTAAAAACAATAGGTGATTTACGTACTAACTTTGAAACTGTAATAGATGGTATTTTAAATTCAAAAGCAAAAGAACTAGGACATGGAATAAGTACAAATTTCATAGAAAGAGCTAAAACAATGCTTGTTAATAATTTCACTGATTATATAGCTTTTTATTTTATGAGATTATGGGAAGTTGGCAAAAGAGCTGGAACAAGAATACAAATGCGAAGGGGGTTTAGTAATATAAATAATTTAAAAGATTTTGATAGATCGGCTAAAGAATTTATAGAAAGTATTAAAGATAAAACACTCAAAGAAGAAGCACAAGAGGCTAGAAAAGAATTTAATTCAAAAGTTAAAGATTTAATCAAAGGCGACAACTTCTTCATGGATAAAACTGATCCTAAAGACAATTCTTTAAGATTTATAGGCAAAAATGGCAAAGAGTATACTATAAATAAAGATGTTAGAAATGAATGGATGAAAACTTTCAATCTTAAAAATATCGATGATGAATATATCCCTAATATACCAAAAGAAGCAAAGATAGCTTTAAAAGATAGAGAAATAAAACTTACAAAAGGAAGTTTACTAAAGCTGATTGAAAAAGATAGAATTAAATACATACCACATATCAAAGAAACTTTAGAAAGCCCACAGGCAATCTTAAAAGATAAAGATGATTTTATTTTTATTAAAAATATAGATAATCAGACTTATTTTACAAGTATAGGCAAAGACTATGAAACGCATTTGACTATAATTAGCAATTCGCCAAAGAAACAAAATAATATAAAAAATAAAATGAAAAATGCTGAAGTAGTGTATTATAATAATGCGAGAGCCTTACCGACATCTAGGGCATCTTCAGAGACAAAGCAAGTGTCGTTCTCTAACGAAAATTCTACCCAAGCTAAGCCTAAAAAAAACTTAATGGATGATATAAAAGAGAACATTAAGAATAAAGAAGTAAAGAAAAAGAATAAAAAAAGCGTAAAACAAAGGCTTGATGAAAAAATACAAAATGATAAAAAAGCTAGTGAAGATATTCTAAAAAGATATGATAATTTTCTAAAAGAGAATAAAGATTATAATCTTGATTTTTTAGATAATATGAATTTAAATACTGTTGAATACAACTTAACTAGACAGATGATAATCAATGCCAAAGAAAGCACAAATAAAGGTGTAAAAAAAGATATTCCAAGTGCTTTAAGGGGTAAAATCGAACAAGAATTAAATATACAACCTTTAAAAGAATTTGGCGAAAATTATGCAGAATATTATCACGATGGAAAAGGTGCTTTACAAAAACTACTCATTGAAAAACAAGGACAGGTAGCAGGTGCTTTTCATAGAAAAGATTTAGGTGATATTGATTTGGTTTGGGGAGATGGAAACTTTGGATTAAGTCATATTGTCAATCGAAGAGAAGAAGATTTCATTAAACAAGGGTTAAATAAAATAGAAGCAAAAAATAAAGCTTTAAATTTTATAAAAGAAATAGAAAATATTATAAATAATGGAAATGTAAAAAAAGGTAATAATAGAGCTTTTATTGAAGTTAAGAATAGTAGAGTTATGGTAGCACTTGATTATAAAGGTAAAGATAAAAAGTGGATTATAACTGCATATAATTTTTATTAA